TGTTCTTTTTTCCTTTGTTTTCAATTTTGTATTCAACATTGTGCAAATATATATCTTTTTATGGTGAAATATCACAAAAAAACAAGACTGTTTTTTTTGTTTTTATTCAATTAATTGTCGTTGATAATAAGCAGTTTACATAAAATTTAAATCGAAATATCTATATATTTGGTTGTGTTATTTCGTTTTGCAAATCAAGCATTAAGAAGCTTGTTTTTCATATACTTTTTTTTGTACAAAACTTCTCTCCTGCCTGCGCTCTACTCTTTAGGTAAAAAAGCAAAAAAATATGGTGACATCGGACAATTCATTCAACGGGGAGCTTTTGGAGAGCATATTCAGGACCTCCAAGAAAACCATTCAGGAGTATGTCCGCGAAATCGAACGCAACAACCGCTACCGTTCATGCCGCCAGGATATAAGTTCAGGATACATCCTTGATGACCGTGCCAGGCTCATTGACTTATACGAGGCCTGCCTGCAACAGGATGCGCATATACGGTCGGTGGTCGAGACTTTGGAGAGTCAGATACTTGGTGACCGTTATATGCTTGCGCATGTGAACGGGAAAGGGAAATATACCAAAGACGTGGTGAACTCGCAAAAGATACAGGGCTCGCAATTTGACAAGATAATCAAGGGTATCGTGGAAGCCAAGCTTTACGGGTATACTTTACTCGAAATCATGCCGTATGTTGATTCCGGAACAGGCAGGCTGGCGGAAGTCAACATCATCGAACGGCGCAATGTACTGCCGGACCAGAGAGTCGTATTGAAAAGGCAGGGGCTATGGGAGCCGCATTGGGATTTGCGCAATCCGGCCTACCACCGTTGTTATGTGCTGGTGACGTCGGGGGACCTTGGGCTTTTTTCTGCCACAACGCCATTGATACTCGCCAAAAAGTTCACGGTGGCCAATTATGTTAACTTCTCCCACACCTACGGACAACCGATCATTCATGGAAAGACGGTCAGTGAGAGCAATGCCGACCGCAAACGGCTGGCCGGTGAAATAGCCAATGCGGCACAGAACAAGGTCGTGGTCACCGGCATCGAGGATGAGGTGGACATCAAGACCTTCACCATGTCCAATTCGGAAAAGATATATACCGGACTGATTGACTTTGTCAACAAGGAGGTTGCCAACCTTGTGCTCGGCTCCGAGTCCATGGCCGGAGGAATGCAGTCGTATGTGGGTTCGACCAAGGCGCATCAGGACATTTTCCGTGACCGTATCGAGGTTTACCGCAGATATATCGAGAATGTCATGAATGAGGAGATAATCCCCCGGCTGGTAGCCATCGGATATATTCCTGCAGGACTGGAATTCAGGTATTCAAACCGGATAGAGATGAATAACGAGGACCGTATCAGGCTCTATTCGCTCATTACTGAAAAATACGAGGTCGCGGCTGACGAAATCGAGAAGGAGTTCGGAATCAATGTGGGCAGGCAGCTTAATGCCATCCCGGCTATGGGGCTTGAAGCGGATGGCGGCCGGTACATTCCCGGCCATAACGACCGTGGTATCATGTCAGACGAAGAGTATTTCCGGCGTTACGGGCATCCTCGGGGGAGTAAGGTTGAAAATTTTTTGCGGGGAACGGAGTGATGGCCCGGCTTCCGTTCCCAAACGGTGTTCCATATGGAGCTGTCAGGGCGTCCGCTTCTCAGGAATCCGGTACGGAAAAGGAGTACCGTGTCATATTTGAGGCATTCCGCAGGTTCATTCTCCACTACGAAAACAGTGCCGAACGCCTTGATATTATGGAGGATATCATCACTTTGCGTGCTTCTTTCTTGATAGACAGAGCGTTGACAGGTTTACGTATTGACCTGGACCATGCATTGGAGATTCTGAGAAACCATAATGACTTTACGACGGAGAGAGAGCGGCTGCAGCGTGATATTCTCATCGCTGCCATAGACAACCTGGTTGATTTTGCGGCGGCCGAAGAGTATGCGATGTTCAAGGATATGCCTGAAACAGTGGATGAGCGGGATATGGAGGCATACGGAGAGATATGTCACCGGTATAACTTTATTTATGCGGAGAGAGAGAACAGCCAGGTGCTTTTCGCCGCTTCGATGGCGGCATGGTGGCTCACAGTGGATACGGACACGGTGCTGACCTATGTGACGCAGGGAGACGAACGGGTACGGGCGTGGCATCTGTCCCTCGAGGGACTCTCGTACCGTAAGTCGGAATTCCCGCCGGAGTTGATACCGCCCATTGAGTGGGGATGCCGTTGCTATCTGGTAGCGGACGGGTTCGCCGCAGTACGGGCTGCACTGCCCGTTCCGGAAAATTGCAGGAAGAGGATTGATCCTGTCTTCTGGGAGAGCCTGGCCACGGGCGGACGCATTTTTTCCAGGGCACACCGCTATTTCGACATGCCGCTGCCGGAGCACATGACTAAAATTGTAAAACGGATAAAAGAAAAATTTCATGCAAAAGATAACACTCGATGAATTTTGCGCCCATTGGGTGAGGGAAAGGGAAAAGGGAGGCTGGGATCCGTTCCTGCCCAGCCGTCTGGCGGGTAACA